AAATCTTAATAACTATATAAGGACTAAGAAAATGCAAACAATACCACGAATTAATTTAAGTGCTTTTAAAGATGGCGTAGCTGATGGGTTGCTCAAGGGTAATAGGGCAGCTCAACACCCTGATATATATTACTATAAACAGGGGTATGACTTTGGATTAGCATTGTATAACAGATTGAATGATTATGAGGAAATTTCTACTTACGAGGAAGAAAAAGAACGATACGAGGGCGGCATGTTCGCTCAAAAAACAATCATTCTTGATAATAAAAAGGTGAATTTTGAAATATTCGCGCAAGTTATGAGCGACGGCCTAGCGATTGAATACACTTTATTTTTAGATAAGCAAGAACACGACGGGGGATTTTATGACATGCCGAATATGGAATCCATTCGTTGGGACTCTAATTTAGACCAAACCGCTCAAAATGTATTTGATGAAATAATAGACGGTGAGCTTAACTTTCTTTTAAAGAGGGCTAATCATGCATAATTCAATCATATATCAAGGCCCCTCTTTATTGGACGGCTCGCCTATTGTAGTTATTGCGCTTGCAAAATCTAGCAATAAAAAAACCGGTGATATGGTTCAAACTTATATTATCCGCTCAGATATGGACCCCTTAACCGCATCGAAGCATGGCTATGATTATGCTATATGCGGCGACTGCAAACACCGGGGCGAATCAGACCCGGACGGCCCCGGGAAGCAAGCCAAAAAGCGCTCTTGTTATGTAACGCTATTTCATGGCCCCTTGCAAGTATATAAGAGTTATAAAAAGGGGAACTATAAACCCGCCGAGGATATAGCAAGCCTTGCACGTGGCCGCATGGTTCGCCTTGGGACGTACGGCGACCCCGCCGCGGTTCCCTCTCATGTATGGGATGCTTTGCTTAAAGATAGCGCGGGCCATACCGGCTACACTCACCAAAACAATGCACCGGGTGCAGACGTTAGGCCTGATTTAACTATGATAAGCGCAGATAGTTTACAGGATGCAAAAATAGCATGGCAAAGCAAGCGTCGAACCTTTCGCATTATAACGGCGGTAAGTGATAAGCAATCGAATGAGATATTATGCCCCGCATCCGAGGAAGCCGGGCGCAAGGCTCAATGTAATACTTGTAAGCTTTGCATGGGCTCGCATCAAACGGCCCCGAGCATCGCAATAGTGGCCCACGGAAACGGCGCAACATATATAAATTAATAACTATATAAGGATTTAATACCATGAATACATTAGAAAAATTACTTTTAATAGTAACAATTTTAAATATTCCCTTTTTATACTTAATACTTGATGGCCGTATTTTCTGGCCCGCTTAATTCAATAAAGTGTTAACTTATAAGGCCTGTTTTTTTCCGGGCCTTATGGGATTATCATTTTAGATAATCATATTAATAACTATATAAGGATTAATACAATGAAAAAGGAAGATATAAAAAGAATAGAAATTATTGCTGAAGCTATAGGCCAAGCGCAAAGTTTACTCGAAATTATGGATGATGAAGAATGGCGGCTCGAAATTATGGAACGGGCGTACGATTCTTTAAGCGAGCTTAGAGCCTCAATTACTAATAACTACTTGCAAAAAGAAAACGCCCCGGCGTTTGATATGGAAACTGAAATTATAGCAATGAATAAATATTATAATAAGGGGGTAAATAATGGCTAATTATGTTACTTACTTGCGCGTTTCAACCGATGCGCAAAAACAAAGCGGCTTAGGTATAGACGCACAGCGGGCGCTTGTGATGTCGCATATAAAGCAGCATCACGGAGAACTTACGGCTGAATTTATCGACTATGAGTCAGGACGGAAAACTAGCGAAGTGTCTCGGCCAAATCTTCATACGGCTTTGCAGTTGGTAGAATATACGCCGGGTTGTAAGTTATTGCTTGCAAAAACAGATAGGATAGCTCGAGATTTACATTTTATCTCGGGCTTATTAAAGCGTAATGTCCCGCTGATCGTTGCCGGACATGAGCAGATGAGCAAGCTTGAATGGCATATGCACGCTATGATAGCTGAACACGAAGCGGATATGATATCCCAGAGAACTAAGCAAGCCCTCGCAGAAGCAAAAAAGCGTGGAGTTATACTTGGTGCGCCAAGAGATAAAATAGCCGAGATAAGCGCAAAAGGTGGAGCATCAACGCATCGCAAGGCTATGGACTATAGACGCAGTGTAGCCCCTCTTATTTTGCAATGTATGAACGATACTTCATTACGTAGAACTAGCGACAAGCGCAGGCCTGACCTTTTCAAGATAGCAGACAGGCTCAATACTTTAGGCATTAAAACAGCAAATGGACGTGAGTTTAACAGCTCGCATGTACGTAGAATAATTAACGCGGAGAACTTATACAATGAATACAACAGATAAAACAGTAGCAGAAGGTAAACTAACGCCAGACGACATTATGACCGGCAGCACTAGCGCAGCTATTATGGGCCACAATCCATTTATGACTGCGAATGATTGTTTGCAAACTGCGATGGATGCAGTAAGCGGCAAGCCCCGGAAAGAACTAACCTTTGAAGCTTTGCATTGGGGTACACAATTCGAGGTAGATATAATTAAAGAAGCCTGTAAAAGACTACAGATTGATAAGTATCAGACGAAGTTTGCCAGAGGGTTTACTGCTGATGATGCCCCTATGGCGGTTAGTCTTGATGCTACGGCAAAAGGGAATGACCAAGTGTTAAATAGTGACTACGAAAATAATATTGTTTGTTACTCTGATAACATAAAACTAAGCGGGCGCGGAATCATTGAAGCAAAACTAACCTCCCATGAGTCTGAGTTGGAACTGCCTATGTATCGTGGACGTGTGCAATTGCAGATGGCTATGGAGATTATGGATTGTGACTGGGGTGTAGTTGCCGTCTTGCATCGTGGCATAAAACTAGTACTGCATGTATTTCAGCGAGACAAAGAACTTATTGAAGACATTAAAGTTGCTGCAATAGACTTTGACCGCAGAGTGCAAAAGTACAAGCAAAACGAAGAGGTAGAATGGTATGATTTTACTACTCCAAAGTCTGCTACTAAAGTATTTGACGAAGCTACCAATGATAGCGTAGACTTGTCAGACATGGAAAAAGATATACAGACCATACTAGAAACTCGCCAAGATATGAAGGACTTGCAAGAATTACATGATGTAACCTCGGCGCGTTTTATGGCCCGTATGGGATACGCTAAGCACGCCAAAGCAGGTAAATATGATGTAACTTGGGGTGAGATAAACTACAAGGCAAAACCAGAGACAGTGGTTCCGGCTAAGGAAGCAAGAACTATTCGTGTTAACAAACTAAAGGTAAAAGAAAATGTTTAAAACAAAAGATGAGCAAGATGATCACGATTGGTTAGAAGTTATAGCCGGTCGTGAACCAAGTAAAGATGCTGACCCAATAATTATTAGGCAAGCAAAATTAGTAAGGCAAGCTATTAGAAATAATAAAATGAGAAACATCGTTAAAAACTATATAGGAGATACAGATGGAACAGACAACCTCGGAGATTGCTAAGGCATTCGTAGCAGCACAAAAACAATTTGAAAAAACAGGGTTAGATAGCACCAACCCACATTTTAGAAATGATTACGCTAGTCTTGCTGCATGTATTGGTGCGGTAAAAGAAGCGTTAAATAGCAATGGGTTAGCTTTAGTACAAAAAACCCATGCATGTGAAGATGGCGTAAAAGTAGAGACTATATTCTTACATGAGTCCGGGCAAACTATGTCCGGAGGTGTATTGCATTTACGTGCTGAAAAACAGACTCCACAAGGATATGGTTCGGCTTTAACCTACTGCCGCCGATATAGTTTACTAGCTGCTTGTGGCATTCCGCCCGAAGAAGATTTAGATGATGATGCTACAAAGTCTGAGCAAGATGCAATGAAAAAAGAAACAAGGACCCCTCCACCAGCAAAAAAGTCTGGAGCCTGAATCTGCCGGGCAAAGATCCAAAGGTAGTAGCAGATGAGTATGGAGTAGCTCCAGCATTTATTGAAACAGTCAAAAAAATTGAGGAGTCGAATAGTGATTTAAAGCAAAAGCATGAATGGATAGAAAAAATAATCTTGATTAATAAATTAAACTTTGAAACATTAATAGATTCTGAGCAGATTAAAATTAAAAATGAAATAGATAGTGTTTTGAGGAGATTAAAATGAACCTCGCTAAAAGAGATAAGTTAAAAAATTTAGATCAATCTTTGGTGGTTGAGGCAACACCTCTATTAGATATTCCAATGGTCCCTCTTTTGCAATCAATTATAAACCAAGCAGTGCATGATGCGATTAAACTTAACCTGAAAAGCAAGCACAAAATTGAAGCAACTGAATGGTTGTGTGATGAAGATAACGAGATGTTGCAATTATGTTTGACTGCGTGTAGCCTAGACTATGAATACATTATAAGGAAAGTAGCAAAACAAGGATGGAACCTGAATTTGTAGTTGTCGATGAGTATGGTGAAAGTCTTCGTGCATTTTATACACGAGAATCTGCGGAGGCTTTTGTCAAATTACGTCCAGAATGTAAGATAAATGAGCCACATGTCATGTCGCAAGAAGAATTTGATGCATTATTTGGCGACCCCCCGTTCTGAGCTGTCACAAAGCCCACCATGCAACTTTAGCAATAATCTGATAGTAACCCCTCAACTAGATAAAGAACGTGCGACAGAGGCTTCTGTGTGAGGTCGTTTTTAGTGTATAGCTTTAGGTTTTGGCTCAACGAGATATAAATCTGCACCTTCGCAGTGAATCAGTAGATAATCATCCTCTCGGTCGGAAAAAAATATTCTAATCATAGATTGTTTATCATCTTCTAACAATTCTACGTTCCAAATTTTCTTGCCAGTCAACTTATCTAAAGTTTCTGCTTGATTTTCATCGGCTTCGTTTATACTATTTTCTTGATCCATCTTCCACCATCTTTTAAAACCATCGGCATGAGTTTGGGTTGACCATCAAGTATCATTCCACACCCAATAATAAATCGTGACTTAAAGTTTTTAGCATATTCAAAAGCAAGCTCTTTTTGATTAATTAGGCAGCCTGTTTGCATACCCCATACTAATTTATCGGGGTTAGAATAATAACCAATACTAAACTTAGAATGATAGTGGCCCTGCACTGTATGACACCCGTATTGTTGCGATACCTTCATAACATCAGCAGCCATGCCATGCGTAAAAAAACATCGTTGACCATCCGATAAAGTAATTTTTAAATCATCTACCCATTGCCATCCGTCACCTACATGAAGAAACTCATTGTATGACCTTAAATATTCTAAACTTAATCCATGCGCAACTGCTCGCCTATATACTAATGATGAGTGATTAGAATGTACTATCGTCATCTTAGGAAAAATTTTTTCTAATATCTGTATGTACTTCCTAGCCTCACGCAACTCATCGCCCGGTGACTTGAGGTCAGGATGATGATTGTGAAAACTAATGGCGTGTTGATCGATTTCATCACCGATGTTTACTACAAGGTCAGGCTTGTATTTCTTTTTGAGTGCAGTTAAGAATGCAAATGCATCTGGGTGATGGTAGGGAATATGTAAATCTGATATAACTAGTACAGACTTATACATAATGTAATCCTATGTGATTGATACATAAAGTTATTATATATGTTTATCTGCCTTTGGCAAGCTGACCACCAAAGTAAAACTCTACAATCATAGTAGCCCATGTAAATATTTCATCAAACTTATACAGCCCATCGACTACTTTTATCTCGGTGCCACCACCAAACTCAAACCATAAAAATTTAAACGGCTCTATATCTACAGGCACCACTGTTTGTACACCAAGTAATCCAGCGATAGGATAGATAGCTACAAGAGCTAGGATAACAAACATAAGAACACGTCTGTTCCATGCAGCCATCGGTGATTCATTGTTAGATTGTTCGCGTGCTTTTTGTAACTCACCTGATTTAGCAGCCAAGGCTTGTAACATAAGTTTGTTTTGATCATGCGCTTGTTGTGATTTTATAGCCATTAACTTGGCAAAGAAACCAAGAGCTATAGGTATAATATGTTGTAGTGCAGTTAGCATCTAGCAGCAATCCCCAGTCCACCAATCGTCTGGTCTTTTATTCTGCTGCTCTTCTTTTTTCTTTTCTTCTGTCATTTTGTCCACGCTGAAATAATACACATAATCATTAATATAATTGGTGATATAGGTAATACTGCTAACAGTATTACTATGTTACATATAGTTTTGAACATACGTATATAATAATACTAAAGTGAAAGATACAATAACTGCTTGTTCTTTCATAGTTTCCATCCTTGTGATGTTGCCCATAGGTATACTAATGCTGCAAGCAATAAGGCTAGTATTCCGCGAGCAGATAATTTTCCAAACTCAGTAAACTTGTCATCAAGCCATTCACTTAGGCCCTCTTTAATAGCTTGCTTTTGTTCTTCTTGGTTCATATTTTCATTACCTTATCTAAAGCGTTATTTAATTTCTTTTCTATAGCAGGCAATAAACGTAAGCCACTATATCCGATAAAAAATGCAATAGCTGGGCCTGCCAACATACTTAACCCAAATATTTCTAGCAGTGGTGGAATAAAAAATTCTGCACTAATAACTGCAATGATGATTGATAAGCCAAGCTCTTGTCTTGCACGTTGACGATCTACTAACCAAGAGATATGTCCACCTTTTGGAGTCTTAGACTTTAGTTTCTTAGTGTTGTAATTGAACAGTCCCCCTAGAATAGAGGCAACTATGCAACATAACTTACCACCATATTGTGCTATAAAGTATTCCACGATGCCCCTTGCATAACATCTATTAAACCCTCCACATCTGTACACGCTGCAATAGCTTCTTCTAATCTATTACATTCTGCTTTTATTTCTGCTCTGTAATCTACTACGTTGCTAGGCATGGCTACATCATGCTCGTATTTTCTAATTACATACCAATCAGTTGGGGCAAGTAATGTGTTGGTTGTGTGTTTTACTTCTGCAATCTTTGTAGACTTTAATCCTTTAGTTACTAATCTTTCGTCAGTATCTTCCATTGCTTCAGTTTCTGGATTATATACTTGTACCCATACT